AGGTATTACCACATCTAGTGCAAGACGAGAAGCACCTAGTGCAGTATTTGGTATAAGCACTCCAGGACCAATTGACAAACAGTCCGGCGCCACTAAAGGTGAAGTGGGTAAAAAAGATCATAGGATCCCTGGAGCATTTGTTAGCCGTCTTGGCGGAACCACATTTGTCATGGATGACGGCGATGACAAGTTTGTACGTAAAACTAAAGCAAGTGATGGCCCTCCAGATTATGCCGCTGTAGAACAAAAAGAAACTGGCGATCCTACCATACCTCATAACGAACTTGTTCGTATTAGAACACGAACTGGTCATCAGATACTACTACACAATAGCGAAGATTTAATTTATATTGGAAATGCCAACGGCACAACATGGATAGAATTAACTAGTAATGGTAAAATTGACATCTATGCTAAAGATAGCATAAGCGTTCATACAGAAAATGATCTTAATTTTACAGCTGATAGAGATATTAATTTTAATGCCAAAGGAAATATCAATTTAAATGCTACACAAGGCATTTTTGCTACAGCCGCAAAAACATTTGATATTAAAGCAGGAACAGATGGAAAGATTCAAGCTGTTGCTAATTTAAATTTAAAAAGTGCGCATCATATTGAAACAGCTAATGCCATCGACATGAATGGCCCGGCAGCCGCCGCCGCTACTGCCGCAAAAATACCAGCAAGAGTTCCAACATTTGAGCCTTGGAATGGTCACGAAAATTTAGATCCTACTGCCTGTACTCCTACTAAGACTAAAGCAGTTGCGGCCCCAGCCACCGCCGCAGATCCGGCGTTCTTTAAAAAATATACAACAACAACAGATACATTTGAAAAAATCAAACCACCTACACCTGAGGATCAACAATAATGAGTTCAAGCGCCAAACTTTATGATAAGATAGTACTAACACCATCTGCTAGAAATCAGGATATTCCAGGTCCTAAGACATATAAAGGTTTTAGTACTGTTAACGGTCAAACAGAAAATTTTAGTTTATTTGATCTAGAACTAATCAAGCAAGACATACTTAATCACTTTCATACACGCCAAGGCGAGCGTCTAATGAATCCCACATTTGGTACAGTTATCTGGGATATTTTATTTGAACCCTTGACAGAAGATTTAAAAGCCGCCGTGGCCAAAAACGTCCAAGACATTATTAATTATGATCCAAGAGTAAAAGCTGATCAAGTAACCATTACTAGCTACGAAAGCGGTATACAAATAGAATGTGTATTGACATATTTGCCATACAATATCAGTCAAAGTATGCAGTTAAGATTTGATCAAGCCAACGGTCTACTTGGAAAATAAACTACGTAGTTAATTATATCCGATAAATATGTAAAATAGGAACGAATATGTCATCAACAGATAGACAAAATAGATTATTAGTAGCAGAAGATTGGAAGAAAGTCTACCAGTCTTTCCGTAATGCGGACTTCCAAAGTTACGACTTTGAGAATTTGCGCCGCACGATGATTACTTACATCCGCCAGAATTATCCAGAAGACTACAACGATTACATTGAATCTAGCGAATATCTTGCATTAATTGATCTTATTGCGTTCTTGGGACAAAGTATTGCGTTCCGTGTTGATCTAAATGCTCGTGAAAACTTTTTAGAACTAGCAGAACGTCGAGAAAGCATTTTGCGCCTAGCAAGATTGTTGAGCTATAATGCTAAACGTAATATTCCAGCAAGCGGATTTTTAAAATTTACCAGCATCAAGACCACACAAAATGTATTAGATTCTAATGGTAGAAACCTTGCCGGACAGTTAGTAGTATGGAATGATCCAGCAAACAGTAATTGGTACGATCAGTTTATTAAAGTAATGAACGCAGGCTTACCAACAACTGGACAATTTGGTAATCCAGACGACAAAGCAACAATTAACGGGATACCTACAGAGCAATACAGATTCCAAGGAGCAAATACTGATGTTCCTGTTTATACCTTTAGCAAAACAGTTGACGGTAGAACAATGACTTTCGAAGTAGTGTCAACAACATTCAAAGGCGAAACATATCTGTATGAAGAAGCACCATCAATTGGTAATCATTTAAGTTTTGTATACAGAAATGATGGCCGCGGATCGTCAAGTCCTACATCAGGATTTTTCCTACATTTCCGTCAAGGCACTTTGAATCAAGGTACATTTACAATCAATCAACCAAGTAATAATGAAAGTATTGACATTGATGCTGTTAATACAAATGACGAAGATGTATGGTTATATAGACTAGATCAAAACGGAGTTGAAAAAGAACTATGGGCTAAAGTTCCAAGTTTTGAAGGTAACAACATCATTTATAATAGCCTAAAAAAGAATATTAAAAATATCTATGGTGTTGTAACACGAGCAGGTGACAGGATTAGTCTAGTGTTTAGTGACGGCACATTTGGCAGTTTGCCATTAGGCACGTTTAGAACATATTACAGAACTAGTAACGGTTTAACTTATACTATCAATGCAAAAGATGTTAAAAATATTACCATTGATGTGCCTTATACTTCTAATGTTGGTCAACGAGAAACATTGACAATTACGTTAGGTCTACAGACATCTATTAATAATTCTTCCCCAACAGAATCAAACGACTCAATTAAGACCAAAGCCCCTCAAACTTATTATACACAAAATCGTATGATAACAGGTGAGGATTACAATATTAGTCCATTGAGTGCAAGCCAAGATGTGGCAAAAGTAAAAGCAATGAACCGCTCAAGTAGCGGTATTAGTCGTTATTTTGATCTAATAGATCCAACAGGAAAATACAGTTCAACTAATTTGTTTGCAGACGATGGGGTGGTATATCAAGAAGAATATACTGATAGTTTTAGATTTAATTATGTAACTAAAACTGACATTGAATCTGTCATCTATAATAAAGTGTTAGATGTAATCAAAGCATCTGCATTGAGAAATTATTACTATGGTAAATTTAATATTATTTCAACTACTGATTTGAACATCGAATGGATACAAGTAACCAACGACACTAATGAAAGTACTGGGTATTATCAGTCAACTCTAGATAGCGCCAAACGAGCTGTTGGTACATATAGCCAAGACACATTAAGATATGTGGATACTGGTTCTTTGATTAAATTTACAGCGCCATCTCTAGGAGATGTACAACAATATTTTCAAACAGATAAAAATAACGCTTATACATCAATACAGGCAATTAACACAACTAAAGAAATATGGGCAACTGTTATTAGTGTGTCAGGCGACGGCACAGCAGCCGGTACTGGAATATTATCAAGTGGTCGAGGACCAGTGGTATTGAATACAGTAATTCCTGAAGGTGCAGTACTAACACAAATTGTACCTAAGTGGAGAACGTCATTAGACAGTGGTATTATTACCACAATGATCAATTTGATATTTTCTAACAAACCATTTGGCCTGCGCTATAATATTGATACAGCTAGTTGGACTATTGTATTTGAAACTAACTTAGACGCCAAGTCTGAATTTAGCTTGGGCAAACAAGGTGACTCTTCAAATCAGCAACTAGATTCGAGCTGGTTAATCTTATTCACAACTGACAATGAATACTACACAGTAAAATCACGTTTGTTAAGATATGTATTTGAAAGTGCCGCTAAGGTTCGTTTTTACTTTGACGACAGCAAAAAAATATATGACAGTAAAACAAATTTAATCGTAAAAGATAGAATTAAAATTTTAAATATTAATACACAGCCAGCTCCGGCTACTGTACCGTTCTATGTTAATGCAGACTGGGAAATAACAAAATCTTTTAAAGGATTGGACGGTTACTTAGATACTAAAAAAGTAGAAATTACTTTTGCCGACGATAATGAAGACGGTATTGTAGATAATCCAGATATATTTAAAAATCTTGTATATCCAGTGACTGATAATAGTCCATTGAGTCGATACATAGTTTTACAAAAATATCTAATTGAACAAGGCCAAGAAGATTACAAATATGTAGATAATCTAACCAACATTGTTCAGATTTTATCAACAGAAGCGGATGCATATCAAGTTCAAGGCGGTTTAAATTCTTGGACAAACGGACAATATTTTTATTTTGTAGACAAAAAAGTTGTAAAGAAATTAGTGTCAGGAGTACTGGTAGCTAGTTTAGATTACAAAGTGTATTCTGGTCGAGACAAAATTAAATTTCAATATGTTCATAGTGCCGATTACGAAACTAGAATTGATCCTGGATTGAGTAATATCATTGATGTGTTTGTTTTAACAAAGAATTATGACATACAATTTAGACAATGGATAACTGGCAGCAGAGTTTACGAACCGCTAGCACCAAGTTCAGATGCGTTATATAGCGTATTGGCACCAAGTTTAAATTTGATTAAATCTATTAGTGATGAAATTATCTATCATCCTGTAAAATACAGAGTATTATTTGGCCCCAAAGCCAATGCCGATGTACAGGCAGTTTTTCGAGTTGTAAAAAACACCTCACAAGTATCAAGTGATAATGAAATTAAAACAAATGTGTTGATTGCAATCAATCAATTCTTTTCATTAGAAAATTGGGACTTTGGTGATACTTTCTATTTTTCAGAACTTGCAACTTATGTAATGAATAATTTAGCACCATCAATTACTAACTTTGTTATTGTTCCAAGATCTGGAAATTTATCATTTGGTAGTTTTTACGAAATCAAAGCGGAAAGAGATCAGCTGTTTATCAGCGGAGCAACTGTTGACGACATTGAAATTATTTCTGGTATTACTTCTAGTAACATTCAATCTAGCGGTAATGCTGTAACATCGCCAACAGCAACAGCTCAACAAACTATTACTAGTGCGCCAAGCGGGGAATAAATGCCTACAACACAAAATGAATACCCATTGCCATCAAATGGTAATAACAAGTTTAAAACTTCTGGGTTAGTCCCACGCTTCTACAGAACTGACAGCAATAAAAAGTTTTTACAAGCAACACTTGACCAGCTGGTACAACCAGGTGTGGTTAAAAAAATTAATGGATATATTGGTAGACAAAATGCCAAATCTAGTATTGGTACCGATATATTTGTATCTACTACAGATGATGACAGAAAGAATTATCAATTAGAACCAAGTTTAACAGTTACTGACACATTAGGAAATGTTGATTACTATAAAGATTATATTGATTACATAAATCAGTTATCAGTATTTGGAGCAAATGTTAGTAATCATGAAAGACTAAATCGTCAAGAGTTTTATTCATGGAATCCTCATATTGATTGGGACAAGTTTGTTAACTTCCAGCAATACTACTGGTTGCCATATGGTCCTGATGTTATTGATGTTTACGGACAGCAACGTGCTATCGAAAGTACATTTACTATAGCAGTTGAGGACGAAGGAAACGTTAAAGAATATTTGTTTACTCCTAACGGACTAACTCGTAATCCAGTACTAAAATTGTACAGGGGCCAAACTTATTACTTTGAAATTAACAGCCCAGGCGAGCCATTTAGTATTAAAACAGATAAAACAGTTGGAAATACCAATAGATATCATTGGGGCTTAGACACATCTTATGCTATTGAAAAAGGAACAATGAAATTTACAGTTCCTGATGATGCACCAAACATTTTATTCTATGTCAGTGAAAATGATGCAAACTTAGGCGGTGTATTCAAAGTATACGACATCAAAGAAAATACTGCCATAGATGTTGAAATGGATCTGTTAGGTAAGAAAACTTATAAGTTACCTAACGGCACACCATTAAGCAATGGAATGAAATTGCGATTTAGGGGCAATGTTACTCCAGCAAAGTATGCTAGTGATTTATTTTATGTTGAAGGTGTAGGAACAAAAATACACTTAGTTGCAGAAAAAGATCTTGAAATTATTTCTAATTATTCTGATTCGTTCTCAGTACCGTTTGACGATACAGGGTTTGATGGATTCCCGTTTGATGTTGCAAGTTCATACTCTAACAAAAAAGATTATGTGTTAATTAATAGAGCAAGCAAAGATAGAAATCCATGGAGTCGTTATAATCGTTGGTTCCACAAAGATGTTATTGATACCAGTGCGGCATATAACGGAAAAATTTCAAGTATTGATCAGACTTCTCGAGCTATCCGTCCTATTATTGAATTTGAAGCAGGATTAAAATTATTTAATTTTGGAGTAGAAGCAGTTGCCGACGTTGATCTAATCGACACTTATACAATAGATGCATTTTCAACTATTGAAGGACAGTTGGGGTATACAGTTGACGGTATACAGTTAGTCAATGGTCATAGAATCTTATTTGTTGCAGACACTGATATTCTAGTTAAAAATAAAGTATTCCGAGTAGAGTTTATTGAAATAACTCCTCCAGGAGAAAATCGTCGTAGACAAATTAGACTAGTTGAAGAAACTTCGCCAGCATTTTATCAAACAGCATTAATCAAATACGGATTGAAAAATTCTGGATTAACGTATTGGTATAATGGTTCTGCTTGGATCAAAGGTCAAGTAAAAACTTATATCAATCAAGCTCCTTTGTTTGATGTATTTGATGCTGACCGTTATAGTTTTAGTGATACTTCAATATATGACGGATCAACATTTGCTGGAACAAAATTATTTTCATATGCTGTTGGCGCTGGCACAGCAGACAGTGAATTAGGTTTTGCATTAAAGCATAAAAATATTAATAATGTTGGCGATATTCTTTTTAACTTTAATTTGTTAAATGATACTTTCATTTATAAAACATTAGTTGACGTTAAGACTATTACTACTAACATCGGTAGTCTAATCAAAGCAGACGGTTTATCTTCAATTAACTATGTTAATGGATGGGAAATCAGTAACGCAAATCGTTATCAGCCAGTAGTTCGGATTTATAAAAACAGTCAAAAATTTAATAATTTTGATCTTGATGTCTATAGCGACCTTGAGAATCTTGACGACCTTGAAGTTAGAGTTTATGTCAACGGTAAAAGACTCGATAAATCAAAATGGTCTTTAGTTACTGGATCTCTATACAAGAAAATAGTATTAAACAACGATATTACCAATACCGATGTACTGACTATAAGATCATTTACTAAACAACCTAAAAACAATAATGGGTATTATGAAATTCCTGTTAATTTACAAAACAATCCTCTAAACAATGACATAGGACAATTTACACTAGGTGAAGTAATAGATCATGTTGACAGTATTATTGATAACTTGTCAACATTTACAGGATCATATCCTGGCTTTGGCAATTTAAGAGATTTAGGAAACATAAGTCCTTACGGTACTAGATTTGTACAGCATAGCGGAGCCATGCCGTTGTCAATGTATCATATTACTTCAAAGAACAGTAATATTATTAAAGCTCTTCAAGAAGCTCGAGATGACTACGGTAAGTTTAAAAGAGAATTTATTTTATCAGCTGAAAACTTAGGAATTGATACAGACACAATAAAATTTATTGAATTGGTTCTTGCCGACATTAATAAAAATAAACCAAAAACTGCTCCGTATTATTTTAGTGATATGGTTCCGTATGGTTCTGCAACAGTTACAAATATTACTGTAGTTGATTACAGAACAACAACATATCCGCTATCAACTAATTTTACATTATCTACGCTTACACCTCAAGCAGTATTGATATATGTTAATAATGTTCAACTAGTGCATGGCATTGATTATACTTTTGATGGTACAGGATTTGTAGTCATCAATTCTTCTAAGCTAGTCAACGACGACATTATAACCATAGTTGAATATGAAAATACCGATGGTTGTTTTATTCCATCGACTCCAACTAAACTAGGATTATATCCAAAGTACGAACCTAAAATTTATCTAGACACAAGTCTAGTAAATCCAGTTTGGGTAATTCAAGGACACGATGGAAGTATCACTGCGGCATATGGAACGTACGGTGTTAATGGTACACCAGATTATAGAGATGCATTATTATTAGAATTAGAAAAAAGAATTTTTAATAATATAAAAGTTGATTACAATCCTGACTTATTTGACATACACGATTATATTCCAAGATATAATGTTAATTCAGATTATTCCTTAGACGAATTTAATGCAATCCTTGCTCCAAATTTTTATCAGTGGATGACACTGATTGACAGAGACTTTACCAAACCTACAGGATATAATAACCTTAATCCGTTTACATTTAACTATGTAGGACACTATACACCTGATGGTAGAAATGCTCCGGGTTATTGGAGAGGAATCTATCGTTGGTTGTTTGACACAGATCGACCACATTTGTGCCCATGGGAAATGCTAGGATTTAGTATTGAACCTTCATGGTGGACAGAAGTATATGGTCCGGCACCATACACTTATAATAACTTTGTGATGTGGCAAGATATCAGTGAAGGTGCAATTAAAGAACCTGGCAAACCAGTACTCAGACTTCCTAAATATGCAAGATCGTATTTGCTTGATTGTATTCCAGCAAATGAAAATGGTCTGCTACGAGACCCAATTGAAGCAAATATTGTTCAAGGTGTTCTAACAAATAGTATCTCAGATGATTTTATCTTTGGTGATGGTACTCCGGTAGAGACTGCGTGGAGACGTAGTAGTTACTATCCATTTACATTAATAGCATCTTTAATCTTAACACGACCGTCAGAGATAATGGGTCTATTGTTTGATAGATCTAGAATTGTAAGAGACTTGTCAGGACAAATAGTATACAAAGATACACAAGTAAGAACTAAACTGTCAAGTGTAGTTTTACCAAATTTATATGCAGATGCATCTAGAATACAAACATCAGGTTTAATTAACTATTTGATTGATTATATTCAAAGCGATAATTTAAAATCTCTTACCCAGTATCGATATGATTTAGAAAATTTAAATGTCCAATTATCTTATAGAATTGCTGGTTTTACTGAAAAAGAAAAATTTAATTTATTGCTAGACAGTAAAAATCCAACAGCAGTTGGAGGAGTATTTGTACCTCAAGAAAATTATTCTATAGTTCTTAACACAAGCTCTCCAGTTAAGAAAGTAACATATAGTGGCGTATTAATTACAAAAACGCCAGGCGGCTATGAAGTCAAAGGGTACAGTCCAAGCAGTCCATATTTTACATATTTCCCTTACATACGTCAAGGTTACATTATCAATATTGGTGGCATAAGTGAAACTTATTCTTTATGGGATATAAACAAACAATATCTTGCAGGAAAAATTGTTAAAGCTGGTCAAACTTATTATCGTGTAGCAGTGACTCATACATCGACTACTGAGTTTCAATCAGAATATTTTGTAAAACTTCCAGGACTTCCTATGATTGGCGGCCAGGATGCTTATATTAGAACAGAATGGGATACCACTTCGCCTATCGTTGTTCCTTACGGATCAAGATTTAGAACCGCACAAGAAGTTGTTGATTTCTTATTAGGTTATGGTGCCTATCTAGAATCTATTGGGTTTGTGTTTAACAATTACAACAAAAATTTAAATGCAGTTACTAACTGGGAAACTAGTGCTAAAGAATTTTTATTCTGGACTACTCAAAACTGGTCCGGTGGCGCAGTGGTTGATTGGACAGAAAAGACCAAATATATAAAAGGCGACTTAATACGATACCAGAAAGAGTATTATCGAGTAATCAAAAGCCTATATTCGGGCGACGAGTTTAACAGAGAATTTTACGAAAATATAGACGAGCCTAACAGTGTAGGAGCCAGTGTTATTGCACTAAGCCCTTCTGCTACATCTTTAATACTAAAATTAGATCGTGCAGTTGTAGAAGATGTCACTGATGCATTTAATGGTTACGAATTTTTTAGACCAGACGGCCAGAAATTAGAACCTGAATTTATTAATTCATATCGTGAAGACAACACAGTTGAATACACACCATCGGATGTATTTGGTATATTTGGTGCAACATTCTATCTAATACAAAAAGAACATGTTTTATTACTAGATAATACTACTCTGTTTAACGATACAATCTATGAGCAAACTACCGGATACAGACAAGAAAAAATAAAAATTTCTGCCTATATATCAATGGACTGGACTGGCGGATTTGATATTCCAGGATTTATTTACGACCAAGCATTAATTAAAAATTGGGAACCCTGGACTGATTATAATTTAGGGGACATTGTAAAATATAAAGAATTTTATTATGCATCAAACAATTTCCTTCCTGGTACAGAAGAATTTAATTCTGCTGATTGGAATAAACTATCTTCTAAACCTAAGAGTCGTATGCTACCAAACTGGTC